CATGTGCCGGTTTCCATTTCATGACTTCGCGCACGGTAGCACCCTCTCCACCGCCAACCACGAGGACCCTGGCCCCCCTAGGCGATTCACAGGACGTCATAACAGGATGAACCAGAGCTTCATGATAGATATGTTCGTCCACAGAGGCCGACTGTAACTCTCCATCCAAGAAAAGCATGCGTCCAAACACGGGCGATTCCATGATGACTACGGATTCACAGAATTCGGTTGCCCCCTTCCAAAGGATCTTCGTAAACTGGTAACTGGTACGCGTATCGGATTCAGATTCTTCAGTGAGCCAGTCGTACATCGTACTGGGTCACTTATAACCAAGGTATAAGTCACCTTTAACTATAATCAAAAACAAAAATTAGGATCCTTTGTATAACAAATGAATGTCTGGATGACCCTCTATATGACTGTTCTTTTCCTTCTCCTCACACCTGGCGTCCTCGTTCGTTTGTCGCCTGGCGGCTCCAAAATGACCGTTGCTCTCACACACGCCGTCGTATTTGGCCTAGTCTATCACTTAACATATAAGATGGTCAAGAATATGATCAAGAAGCTCTAAGTCGCATTATAATGCTTCCTACAAACCGGTTCATACCGGTCGGCTCCACCGACTTCTACCTGATTTTTACGTTCGCCACAGGCTCTCGTAAAAATTGCAGGAGTCCCATCTCCACAGGATCGGCAGAGTGCCGTCTTCTTTTCAATGATATCCGCATGAGCCATCAAGGCCAGGACATCACCGAATGGCTTCCGTTCGGCATCCGAATCCAGGCCGACGACAACCAGATGTTTGCCGAATCCATCCACAGCACATTGGACAAAGGGAATCAAACAGTCCACGAAGAACTGCGCCTCATCCACAATGACGACAGTGGCCTGATCAAACTCCGGCCAACTGAGCACATCCAGCAGTCCTTTGATACCAACGGCCTGTGCAGGAATGGCCGCCTGATCGTGGTTGACCACCGTCGTGACAGCATCTCCGACCTGATAGCGATGATCAATATCAGATGTTAGAACTAGCACTTTCTTATTGAGACATCCATAGCGTCTGACAACGCTCTGGATTTCGCTGGTTTTACCGGCAAACATGGGACCGACTATGATACGGAGGGACATCGTACTAGAACTATGACACTGTGTATGAAACTGTCATATTTTATTATGTTCTAGTATTATAAAAGATGTCAATAAGAGAAAAACACATATTACACTACCCGCAATTTAATATAATTACCGAACCAATAATTAATCTAGAAGATATATGTAGGAAAAAAAATAACAACTACTCCCACAGAGTTTATATATGATTATGAATAATCTTTAGTTATTTAAAAAAAATATAATATAAACTACAACAGATGGATAAATTGGGTAGATGGATAGAAAATATTGATATGATGCAAGCTTTATTTGAATCAGCTGCACCATATCCACATCTAGTAACTGATAATTTTTTTCAGAAGAATATGCTTCTCAGTTATATAATTCTTTCCCGATATATGATGAAAAATGGATAAAATATTGGAACCCTCTTGAAAAGAAATATGCTTTAAACAGATTTGACGCAAATGATGATTATCATACACTTTTCTCATACATGCAGACATCCGAATTTATTGATATCATTAAAAAAACTACAGGGATATCTAATTTAGAAGCAGATCCTTATCTACATGGGGCAGGTCTTCACTTACATCCCAAAGGTGGTAAACTAGATATGCACCTTGACTATTCTATCCACCCTATCACAAATAAAGAAAGAAGGGTGAATCTTATCATCTATATGAACAAAGATTGGCAAGAATCATTCAATGGGGATCTACAGCTATGGGACAAAGAGTTTACAGGATCAAAACAGCGTATTTATCCAGTCTTTAATCGCGCTGTAATTTTTCAGACAAATGATATATCATATCATGGGATGCCACAGATGATATATTGTGATGAATCAACCTATAGAAAATCTATCGCAATATATTATGTATCAGAACCAACTAATATTAGTCAACAACGATCCAAGGCTCATTTTCGCCCACTACCGTGGCAGCCAGTGAATGATAAACTGCTACAGCTGTATTCTATCCGTAATACAACTATTATTACAGATACAATTTTAAATACAGTATATCCAGATTGGCTAGATGATGGAAATGGCTACTGGTAATCCAACCATTCAAAAACCCAATTATTATCATTCAATTGATCCATCATGTTTGTTTTAACGAATACTATTTCTGTAGGATGAGAAACAACATCACGAAGTTCCGCGCTAGTCCTGTTAATATTAGCCAAATATTTAAAATCCTTGGTAAGATTTCTAAAGTTAATCTTCTGATAATATCTCATTAGGCCGTATATATCATAGCCTGCATCAAGTATTAACCGTGACATTCTTACTTCATGTTCTTGGATAAGAGTTATTTTGTCTTTATCAATCTTATCGGCAAATATTTTATGATATATTAAAAAGTTTAAGGTTATTCTATTTACAGCAAATGTCATAGATTGAATATGTGATGCTTTTTTTGGATCTACACTAAAATAATCAGTTGAATTGATAGTAGTTCCCACAAGTTTAACAGTTGAACTTAATTTCTCTAGAAAAATCTCAGGCCACGGTTTGAGATAATCCTCATCTAGAAATGGCCCAATGACCGTTGAATTAATAAATACATAGTTATCATATTTATTACTATTATCTGAGGATAATATACCATCTGACCAAGCGCCAAAATCATAACCGATATTATTACGGTAGATTACATCTACATAAGATGGTAGATCAATCTGTAAGTCTTTATCATTAACGATGAATAAGAATTTATAGCGTTCATCATCAAATACTCCATTTTTAATAAAATAGGTGACGTTTTCTGTTACTTTATGCATAACATAAAGTATCAAACAATGTCTAGTTGGTGATGGACCTATGTTGTCATAAAAGATATCAGCGGTATAGTTATTTCTAGGAAATATATTAGTATAGTGTCTAATACCATTATAAGGACTATTATAAATACTTATTTTATTTGTTCGTATAATCTGAACCCAATCCTCAGGCGCAACATAATTTGAAGGGATCATTGTTGGGAGCTTCATAATATGTTGTTTTTTAGCCCACCAAAAATTTCCAGAATAGTGATATCCAATATCATTGCATCCATAGGTATCATAGATTTTCAATTTATCTAGAGCAGTTTGCCATTTTTCTATATTCCAATATAACATTAGATTAATCCAATCAATGACTGGTTGTTCAGAAATTTTCCCAAAAGATCTTAATCCTTTTGTATGTAAATAGTAATACTTTGTATTTTCAGGATCTAGCATGGAATACTTTCTCATATGTAAAAGGGTTGGTCTCTCATATTCTAGTGATTTACCAAGATAGATTATATTAAATTTTGGATCATTCAATATCTCATCTTCTATGAGTTTCCCTGCATCATTAACTATCCCAATGCGTATAGCCTTAGTTTGATCATATAATCCAGATAGTTTAATGGATGATAATAGCATGGACATTGATCGTTTCCATTGACCTAGTTGACAAATATGGATGTATCCAATAATCGTATCTTCTTCATTACTATTGTTAATGCGCGGACAATCAATATAGGTAACCTGATCTAGTGATAAAGGTATCCCTATGGTATTACGTGGAACTATTATACTAACATGAGGTTTCATATTATGACGAACAGGCTGCCTAGTTGAACACGGCCGCATCTAATCCTTCTATTCTTAGTCCAACAAAGTTGACTGGCCCTGCAACCACAGCCTAAAAACATTAAAGTATAACAGGTATGCCGAATCTATCCCATAGTTCTGAGACAGAGTCAATCGTCGGCATCCAATTCGGTGTCTTCGGCCCTGATGAGATCAGTCGCCGATCAGTGGTGGAAATCACCACCCACAGCACCCAGGAAGGCAAGATCGGTGGTCTAGCCGATCCACGCATGGGTGTGCTAGAGAATGGCAAACTCTGTCGGTCCTGTGGTCTCAACAATCACCAATGCCCGGGACACTTCGGCCACTACAAACTGGCACGCCCAGTCTACTATATCCAGTTTTACAAGATGATTCTTAAAATTCTCCGTTGTGCCTGCATCAAATGCGGCAAGCTACTGATTAACAAGGAGCAGTCCAAAAATCTGCGGCGATCCAAGGGCGAAAACCGTTGGAAAGCAGTGCTAACCGCCTGTCAGGAGGTCACCCGGTGCGGAGAGCAGACGGAGGATGGTTGCGGAGCACGTCAGCCGCATCGCTATCACGATGAAGACATCTGTCGCATCGTGGCTGAGTGGAAGGGAATGGCCTCACCATCTACAGGCGCTGCAGAAGCCGAATCCACTGGCACTCTCCGCCGTTTTCTGGAGCCAGAATACGTATATCGGTTACTGAGGAGGATCAGCGATGAGGACGTAGACTTCATGGGCTTCAGCCGACTCTGGTGCCGGCCCGATTGGATGATGTGTACCGTCATGGCCATTCCGCCGCCGCAGGTCCGTCCCTCCGTTCTCCAGGATAATAACCAGCGTTCAGAGGATGATCTAACCCAGAAGCTGATTGACATCATCAAGACCAACATCACCCTCAGTGACAAGATCGCCAAGGGAGCCAAGAAGCGGACCATTGACGACTACACCACGCTACTCCAGTATCACGTGGCGACGCTGGTCAACAACGATATTCCAGGTGTGGCCCAGTCTGCCCAACGCTCTGGTCGCCCCCTCAAGTCGCTCCAGCAGCGTCTCGGTACCAAGGAGGGTCGCATCCGTAACAATCTCCAGGGCAAGCGTGTGGAGTTCTCCGCCCGCTCCGTCATCACACCGGATCCCAATATTTCCATTGAGGAACTGGGTGTTCCACTCAAGGTCGCGATGAATCTGACCTTTCCTGAGCGCGCCACGGCCTACAACATTGATCGGCTCTATGCGCTAGTTCAGAATGGCCCTGACAAATATCCTGGTGCCAAGTCCGTCCAGCGCGCTGAAACCTCATCATCGGACGGCGGGCGCATGATCAGTCTCAAACACGTGAACACCAAGACCATCCAGATCTACGAAGGCGACATCGTCAATCGTCACCTACTGGACGGTGACGCCGTACTCTTTAACCGGCAACCCTCACTCCATCGCATGTCCATGATGTGCCACAGGGTGCGGGTCCTGCCCTATTCCACATTCAGGCTGAATGTGTCAGTGACGAAGCCGTATAACGCTGATTAACTTAAGAAGCAAACTTGATTACACCCGATCACCTGATAAATCTGTATTATAATAGTAGAAATGGGCTCAATTTACAAACTTACATGTGCTGGAAAGAGTTACATTGGTCAAACACGTGATACCAAAACGAAAGCGGGGAAGCCGTACGCCTATGGAATCACTGGTCGCTGGAATGATCATGTCAGTTGTCCATCATCCACACCACTAGGTCTCGCTATCAAGACTCATGGCCCCAAAGCATTCATAGTAGAGACTGTGGAGGCCGGTGTGTCTGAGAATTGTCTAGATGAGCGGGAAGCCTACTGGATATTGGAACTGAATACGCTGGTACCGAATGGTTACAATAAGATGCGTCATGGAAGGTGTCGCCATCGCGATGCCTCCAGTCTATCTGCGTTCTATGCCCCACGTACAGTGGGGGTAAGACTCAGACAGATACGGAAAAATGGCGAACCACATCTTATATATGCATATCTTCGTCAGGCAGCGGGCGATGAAGTGCGTATAACATTCGGCCAGGGAGATGGGTCTACTTATGCTAAGACGGTAGCAGAAGCAACTAAATTCCTGGAAGCGTTTGAAGCAGTTCCTATTGAAGCAGACCCCCGAATCCTCAGTATAACTGCATCAGAATATGATTCTAAGTTGGCACGATTTGATGATATAACAATCAATCAGATTCGTGTCGCGAAGTTTAATACACTGGCTGCCGTCTATATTGATAAAGAGAGGATCTGCTTCGGTGGGAAGAATAGCACATACGAACAAGCAATAGAAAAAGCATTGGCGTTTGCCCACGCCCTACAACAGAAACATCCAGGTGTCGTCGTAATTGATGATGCGTCAAAGTCAGCAACAGGTGGCTGCTCATGAGGTTGTGGAAACACCTCATGGGGAAAACAGTGTAAGTTCCACTGCATGGTATCTGTATTCATCCGGATTATCAGCAATATAACCATCTAGTTTCGTGAACGCGGAGGGCGTTTACTTAGCAAGACCGTCAAATTCAGGGAAACCCCTAAAGCCATCAGGTACTGATACCCGCGGAGAAAGACCGCAACGGGATATTCTATTACAACGCAAGTTGTGATAGATAACAGTAACAACCCTGATGGATCTGAGGCTGCCAAGAGGGCAACTAAGGAATGGGCAATCCTGAGCCAAGCTTCTGTTAGAGAGAACAGTTGAAGGTGCAACGACTTGACGTCGGTCGGTC